TTATAGAACTTGTTGCATGATAAATACTTGAAGAAATTCTATGTAAGGCTATGAGTAAGTTTGGAGATTTATTAGGACTAACTCCTAAACCAGCAGCAAAACCAGCACCTGTTGCTAAAGAAGTACCATCTAAAAAAGAACCTGATTTATCTGAAATGAGTAAGAAGGAATTGGAATCTTATGGTAGGACAGTTGGTATCGAACTTGATAGAAGGCATAGTAAAAAGGATTTAGTTAAGGAACTTAAAGAAAAAATTCAATAATTGGACAGTTATTAAAGTGTCCACTAGGGGTCATATGACCCCTTTTTTATTGTTATAATAGGTTCATAAATAAGACACCTATCGTTATGACACTTAAACCTTTTGAACTTAAAATGACAGAAAAGCAAGCAATTGATGGATTAAGAAGCACCTTTGGAAATGAATTCACTGCTGCTGATGTTCGTGGATTCTGTGCTGCTAATGACATTGGTTATCAGACAGTAACTAAAAAAATTAAAAAGTATAAAGTTTCCAAAGGTAAGTGGAATCTTGAAGTTACTACTAAGGCAGTTGAGAATATCGAGAAGTCATTTAATGCTCCAGCAGTTCAACCAGTAGTAGAGAGAAACTTGGTTCCTTCTACTGATGATACATTTGTTAAATTTGGAAATTTCAATGATGTTAAAAAAATTATACAAAGTAAGCTTTTTTATCCTGCTTTTATCACTGGACTCTCTGGAAATGGTAAGACATTTTCTGTAGAACAAGCATGTGCTCAATTGGGAAGAGAGTTAATTCGTGTTAATATTACAATCGAAACAGATGAAGATGATCTTATTGGTGGTTTCCGTCTTGTTAATGGTGAAACCGTATGGCACAATGGCCCAGTCGTGGAAGCACTCGAAAGAGGAGCTGTCTTGCTCCTTGACGAAATCGACCTTGCATCCAACAAAATTCTCTGCCTTCAGAGCATACTTGAGGGAACTGGAGTTTTCCTTAAAAAAATTGGAAGAGTCGTTAAACCAGAACGAGGATTCAATGTCATCGCTACCGCAAATACTAAGGGTAAGGGTTCAGACGACGGAAGATTCATTGGAACTAATGTGCTCAACGAAGCCTTCCTCGAAAGATTCCCAGTCACCTTCGAGCAAGACTATCCCTCACCAGCAATAGAGTCTAAGATTCTAGGAAGAGTTGCTTCTACTCTTGGTGTTACTGATACTGATTTTTGTAAGAGATTAGTTGATTGGGGTGACATCATCCGTAAAACATTCTATGATGGTGGTATCGAAGAGATTATTAGTACTCGTAGATTGATTCACATCCTTCGTGCTTATAGCATCTTCAATGATAAAGCAAAGGCAATCTCTGTTTGTGTAAACAGATTTGATGATGAAACTAAGCAAGCATTCCTTGAATTATATGATAAGGTTGATGCTGACTTTGAACTAACCAAAGAGGAAGATGCTTGACATCTTCCTATAGAACCTAGTATAATACTATTATGACATTATCTAAACCAGTAGAAGAATCACTTAGAGCATCCCAAGAACACTTAAGGGATGCTTTAGCATTTGCAGCAAGAGGTGAGAAATCTTTTGTAGCAAAACATATTGCTAATTTTTTAGCAGACATTGATAATCTTATCGATGCTCAAGAAATGATGGAAAAATTTAGAGATCAACTTACTAAAAGGGAGGAAGAATGATTTTTTTATCAAACCCATCTGTGTATACATTACCGAATACATGGGAGAAGCAACCATTGATTGAACCAGGCCTTGCTATTCCAATTGTTATTGGAATAATTGTTATAGGACTTTTAGGATACGGTATCTACATGACTTTTGGTGCAGGTAAGGAAGGACTTAGGGATGAGATTGATGAACATGCTAAGATGCATGAACTAGGAATTGCTCATGGTCATGAGGGTAAAAGAGCTTATGTAACATCAGCAAAGAAAGATTATCCAAAACACAAACATGAAGATTAATTATGTGGTATGTTATAGCATGGACAATAGTAATAATGTGGTTACTATCCAAACTGGGTGTGTTTAAAAAATGACAATTTGGCAGAATTACATAAGTGCCTACAGATCAATTCTACCTATGAAGATAGAAGGTCTGTGGGCAGGTTGGGAAGGTAAAGGAACCTATCTCAATGCCATCACACATTCACATCCACACTTCATTAAATCAAGACAGGTGGATATTACAGATGGTAAGAATGTTGACATCTTTAACTGTATAGCATATCCAAAAACAGGGAGTAACCTTCCCTGTTTTGGTATGGATTTAATGGCCTTCAATGAAAAGAAGGTTATTGTTGTTTTTGATTTTCAGCATCCTAAAGAGAACTATAAGTATTCAGTGGAAGGATTGCCAGTAGCAACAGAAGACTATCGTTTCTTTGAGAAAGGCAATCACTTCTCAGAGAATATTTTTGTAAGGTACTGTAAACCTAATGAGGTTGATAAACATCTAGATATGTTTATTAAGTACTTGACTAAGTATAAAGATATGGTAGAATATGAGAAACCCACTGGTACTGACACTAGTGAATATAAAGACTTCGATGCTTACATGACCAGACTCGATCCAGTAGGAGGTTATCTTGCTGCAAAGTTTGGAAAAGAAAAAGCAGAGAGTCTAGTAAACGATTTCTTATTTGAATATGGTTAATGCATGGAGTTTAGCAGCATCCATATTAGATGGAACATTTGATGAGGATTATCCTATGATTAATAAAGAAGAGCATTCAGATGCATGGTATGATTACAAGCGTAATGATCCTAATGCAGAAAATCCATTCACTGATCCAGAAGATCGGGCTAGAGCAGAAAGAGTAGTTGGTAGTGGTAATACTGCAGATTATCCATCTGAGTTTACAACACTCTCAGATAATGATGATCAAATTGCACATCATATACCAACTACATCTTACCAAGAATTAAATCTAAATATACAGGCGAACTCACCCTATAACGATGGGTGGACAAAAGATTTCTATAAGGAGGAACTTACAAAAATGGCAGATGGAAGGAACAAGTATCATGAGAAAGAAATTTTGAAAGATGTTGAGGAGTATGTATCAGGTACTTATAATGGACACTATACAGGTACTAAGCATGAGTATCGTAATGTTCAAACAATAGATCTGATGGCATCAAGAGATCTTGCATCTTCATTCTGTCAATCTAACATACTTAAGTATGGTAGTAGGTACGGAAGTAAGGATGGAAAAAATAAAAGGGACTTGCTAAAAGTAATACATTATGCTATGCTACTACTACATTTTGATGAACACTACGGCAAACCAAAAATGACCAGTGGTGAAATTGATCACACAATGCCTTAATCATGAAACTTCGACCTCATAACATGAATTTATCTGAAAAAACTTTTAATCTTCTGAAGAATTTCTCTTCTATTAATCAGTCAATTCTTTTCAAGAAAGGTACTACTCTTCGTACAATGTCTGTGATGAAGAATATTCTTGCAGAAGCTACTATAGAAGAAGAAATTCCAAAAGATTTTGCTATCTATGATCTTGTTCAATTTTTGAATAATGTATCATTATGTGGTAATCCAGAACTTGATTTTGCAAATAATTCTTATGTGAGTATTCGTGATGGTAAACATTTTGAAACGAAATATTTCTTTGCAGATCCTAGTGTAATTGTTGCACCACCTGATAAGTCTTTAACACTTCCTAGTGAAGATGTTTCTTTCACTTTGGATAATGAAACTCTAATTAGACTTCTTAAGGCATCTGCTATAAATCAACTTCCAGACCTTTCTGCTGTTGGTGGAAATGGTGTTGTTAAACTTGTTGTTCGTGATAAGAAGAATGACACTTCCAATAAGACTGGTATTATAGTTGGAGAAACTGATAAGGAATTCTCATTTAATTTTAAAGTTGAGAATATTAAGATTCTTCCTGGTACTTATGATGTAGTTATTTCACAGAAATTACTTTCTAGATTTGTAAATGAGAATTATAATCTTACATATTATATTGCATTAGAACCTGATTCAACTTTTAACTCATGAAACCAACAGAAAACTTAGAGCAACTCTTAGAAAGATTTACTAAGAGAACGGCTCAGATTAAAGCAAGGAAAGA